TTATAATTAAGAACGTATCTAACACAATCAGTATATCCATCCGAAATCATTGAATCCTTAAATGGATAATTGACAAATTTTGTATTGAATGATAGATGTGTGGCGATCTTTAGAAAACAGTCTCCAATGTAATTTGGTATGCGAGGTTGTGGTAGACCTTTTTCTAGGGCCTCTTTTACCGTACTTTTATATTCAACCAAAGAATTATAGAACTTAACATTATCAACATAATGTGTGCTTCTTTTTCTTTTCTTCATCACTGATGTTGTTATCATTCATTCACCTTTCGTTTTCTAATATTTTTTAATAATGCATCTAAGACCTTATTTTGCACTCTTAATATAGCAGTTTCTTCTTGTATCTTGGCGGTTTCTTCTCTTAATATAGCAGTTTCTACTTGCATTTGGGCAGTTTCTACCCTTAACCGGATTTCTTCTTCTCTTAGCGATAATGTCTTTTCTTTAAGAGCCCTTATGATCCTATTTGATTCAAACATTGGTTAATGTGTTTTATTAAATTCTAGGTGAAACTCATAGGCTCTTACGGTTTGAACGACTTCTCTTGTTGCGTTTGGGTTTCTTTCAACTCTCCAGCGAACCCAATATTCCCCATCTTGGGCAAGAATTGTTAGGATTTCTAGTGGTGTGTTGGGGTTGTGTGCAACTTCCCAGCGAACATAAAGATTCTCATCTCGGGCAAGAAGTGTTAGGATTTCTGGAGGCGTGTTAGGGTTTTGTGCAACTCTACATCGAACAAAACAATTCTCATCTTGGGCAAGAATTGCTAGAGTTTCTTGCGGAGTGTTGGGGGTTTCCGCAAGGTCTTTCCGTTCTTGGAACGAAAGATTACTAAGAGGGTTTGTTTCGGTTGTCATCTTTTTGTTTCATCTTAAACAGCATAACACGCCCTCTTCCATTTGTCAAGCCCCTTATTGAAATATCAGGATACCGTGACTTAGTATTATTGCCTATTGACAAACTCTTATGTTCCTGTTATGCTCCGCTTTGTCAAAAGTGATGACATTCCTTTATTAACTATTATTAAATAAAGTATAGATCAGGAGCCGTTGTAGATACGTTCAAGTTTCTGTATTGTGTCGTTAAAACTAATATTTCCAGTATCATCTTCCCGTGTTGAAACATATCTTTTGTGTAATTCAATAAGATGTTCATCTTCAATCTCGGACATAGTAAGAATATCTTCTTTACGAATAGGGAAAATACTCTCATTACCAATTTTAATCCAAGGTTCAACCGAATATGCCAGACCTTCTTTGGTCCTAACTCTAGTAATTGTTATTGGATAATATAAAAGTAGAAGATCTACATTATCTTCAACAGTTGGACATACATGAGAGAACAGTTCTTCACCATTCTTTAATTTTACAACTGAATAAAATTCCTCTTCCATTTAGTCTCCTAGTTTGATTGTTTTGATGTCATATTCAAATTCTTCTTCATTATAGTTTTTAACTCTTTCCATAAAGTGTTTCAATGTATAATTTGATCTATTATTGATCGTAATATCGTCAGCAATATCGTAAACTTTTGCAACCTTTTTATTATGATTCAATCTCAATAGCCTTCCGATACTCTGCATATTACGAATACGAGATTTAAACGGAGATGCAAAAATAAGATTATGAAGATTCTTAATTGAAATACCTGTACTGAAGACTCCATAAGATGCAACAATGATGGCATTGTCTTCTCTTTCGCTGATGTTTCGGATTTCTTCTCTTTCGTCGGTATCAACTCCACCATGCACAAAGAATACTTTGTGCTGGCTCGTACCATTATTTATGGCATCAAAAAGTAATTGTCCGTGTGTCTCAACTCTGGCAAAAAGTATAAGAGTATTACCCTTAAGACTTAGAGCAAGGTTTTTGATAAAGTTGTTTCGTTTCTCTTGAGAAATTATATACTTTATCTCATCTTCGTATGTTTCAAAGAATTTAGGTGAATGTTTAAGAACAATACATTGTATGTCAAGCTTAGATGCTCTGCCCTTTTCAATTAGTTCTTTAGTACCAACTGCCTTATAGGGTGGTCCAAATAAACCAGAAATAACCCATTCATGGGTCTTTGAATCTTCTCCACCATTTGTTAAAGTGCCAGTAAAGCCATATCTATATTTTGCCTGATGACAGTTTTTCATAATTGAAACCAGACTATTTGCCTTACAACCATGACATTCATCAACAATAACACAATCAAAATCTTCAAAGAAAGATTTGGGACAATTAACCAAAGATTGCCAAGTTGAGAGTGTTACTTCAGAATCATTACTTTTAATTGCTCCATCATATATCATATGACAATGATCTTCAGGATTCCAACCATAAGACTGCCAATCTGTAAACATCTGCTTTACAAGACTGGTAGAGGGAAATACAATTAGACTTTTATGGTTCTTTGCAACATGGTATCTGACGATTCCGTATATCACATAACTCTTACCAGATGATGTTGCTGAGACGATAGTTTTCCTATTATACCTCAGACACTCATACACTGCACTGACCTGATAATCATAGGGTTGTAGGGCCTTGCAGACGGCTCTCAGGAAGCCTTCAGTACCCTCTAGGGTAATCTCCTCATTTACCTCAAAAGGACTTCCATAGAACTTACTATGCTCAAATTCGTAAGTGTAACCTAGAGCTTTAAGTTTGGCAATGACCCTATCCAAAAGGCCAACATAAATCTCGCCGGTAGTCGTGCTCAGTAATGTGACCTGACCGTTCCACCCTTTATTATAACGCTTCATGTACTTTGCATTATTTACCTCAAAGGTGAAATATGGATGTAGTTCATATAGAATGTGCGGTTCACATTTTAGCTTAATAAATACTTCGTTCTTCTTTGAGATTGTTACGTCTGTCATTATAGGCCACTGATGTATTTTTGAGCTTCCAAACTATTTTTAATTTGGAAAGACCTATTATGGAGCATCTTAATGATGTCCTGAAGAAATGCAAGACTCACATCATAAATTTCAATCTTGATATTTATTTTTGAAATATCGGCATCAGCATTAAGACAACTTTGAAGATGTTCTTTATCTCTTACCTTTTTATCTAGGGGATTTTGAATATATGTTTCCGCTTCTGCTTTTCCGGTATAATACTCGTATTTTTCGTGCCTAATTCTCTTCTTATTTTCTTCGCAATTTTTTTTCAATAGTAGGAGATTCGTAAAAATCTCATAATACTTTGCATGTAGTTCTGGAATTTTTAGTGATTCGTTGTGTAAATCATCTGGATCAATTTTTGCATCTTCTCTCCACATCTGTTGAATAGCATTTATATCCAAAATTTTCATAAAAGCTGTCCCTTTGCATTTCTGATGTCATAGTATGTATATTTCATTTTTACCTCCGCTGTGAGGTATTGTGAATCACTACGAGTTGTATCAAAAAGCAATGATGTTAGATCATATGGCCACATATCGTAAAATCTTACTTGAACATTCGTCTTATTATTGCTGGATAGTATAAAAAGAGTACCATCCGATACAATGTTCAGTTGATTAGTTATGTTTGTTTTTAAGTCAGGTCTGGTTTTTTGTAAATCAATTATTTGCTGAAATGAATAAGGAAAACCTAGACCTCTTATCCAATTTTGTATTTCAAGATAGTTAGTTAAATCCTCATCAACCATAAACTTAAAGCTGAAATCCTCAAAGGTGATCATATCACCAGGTTGATCAATCATCTTAAGATATGTCGGTTGATTAGCTGTTCCCAGTCTTAATGCGGGGATATTACCACTATTAGAAAAAAATGCTGCCTTTGGAGCACGTTTTAGTGTAAACTTAAATTGATTTGGTGATAGAAAGTTCCTATTATCAATAGGTGAACAATTATCTGACATTACATTTGTCGGCTTATATCAATTATTTATCAACGTACCAGACAGAAAGCATGAAAGATTCCTAATAATATTAATGTTCCTATTATACCACTTACGATTCCTACTTTATATTCGTGTGTTGCAATCTTATCGTCAATTAACTTTTCAATCTCTTCAGGTGTCATATACTTATTTAATAATAGTTAATAAAGGAATGTCATCACTTTTGACAAAGCGGAGCATAACAGGAACACAAGAGTTTGTCAATAGGTAATAATACTACGTCATGGTATGCTGATAATAGACAAGGGGACTTGACAAATTCAAACAGGTGTGTTATGATCTTAAGC